AGAACTAAACAATCTGATTAAGAACCTTAGGTTCTCAGATGCAGATGGTTCTTTCAACCCTGCAGCTTTTTCTGCGGTCTATAATTTAAAGACCTTTGGTAAAACAGCAGGTAGTAAAAGTTGGCATGTCTATAAGCCTTCAAGAGTTAGAAATCTTGATGTTGCAGATAAGAATGATGCTGAGATATATGAAATTGCACAGCAACTTCAAAAAACTGTATCGAAAGGAGCAGCTAAACCTCAGTATGATAAAGCACAAGCAAAGGCGGACATTGTATAACCGAGTACTTTGATGAGTACACTTGGCTAGTGAGAGGGCGGCAAGGCGAGAGTTGAGCCGCCCTTATTTTTATGGAAGATTTTGAAAAATTTTTTAGTGGATTACAAAGAGACTATGGATTTTGTAATGTCGAGAATGGTTACATTGATCCTGAGTCTGGAAAATTAAAATTTGATCCTGGTGATTATGGTTGGTCCAAACGAAATATAACAACACAAGATTATCAAGATCATCTTGAAGGTAAGAGATCCATAGGCATACAACCTTGTGATGATAACGCAAAAGCAAGCTTTGGTGCAATAGACGTAGATCCAAAAAATTATAAAGATTTTAAATTAAAAAAATATTTAGATATAATACAAGAAAAAAACTTACCTGTAATTCCAATAGAGTCTAAAAGTGGTGGACTACACATATATGTGTTTACAAAAGAAAAAGTGCCAGCTACTTTAATAAGAGAATTCTTATCTAATTTATTGTTTTTATTTAAACTACCACACAACACAGAAATATATCCTAAACAAACTAAACTAGGAGTGAACCAGAATAATGAAAAGACATCTGGTAGCTTTATAAATTTACCCTATTATAAAGGAATAGAGCGTAAAGCCATTTTGCCTAGTGGAGGCAAGATGGATCTAGAAGAATTTTTAAAGGTAGCAAATTTAAATCTACAAACAGAAAAGTCTCTCAAAGAAATAGGAAATAAAAAAATTACAGAAGTTATAACTGGTGGACCAGAAGAGTTTCATGATGGCCCTCCTTGTTTACAGATGATATGCAAAGAGATTCAGGCATCAGGGACCAAACTACAAGATGAGCGAGATAGGTTTTTATATAACTACATGGTATTTGCTAAGAAAAAATTTCCAGATGATTGGGATAAAAAAGTTTTAGAGGCTGCTAGAAATTATATTGTGTACGATACTGTATGGGGTGATGGTAAGGTAAATGAAAAAATTAAGTATTGGAAGAATGAGACCAAAGGTTTTAAATGTAGTGATCTTCCTATCTCTTCTTATTGTGCAAAAGGAACTTGTTTAAAAAGAAAATTTGGTATTGGCAGTCACCGAAGCACAACCTGGCCTCAAGTATCTGGATTAATTAAGATGGATTACAAACCAGATCCAGAGTTTTTTATAAACATAGATTTAGCGGATGGCAAGGTAGTTCAAATTCATGCAAAACATATTAAAAAAATATCAGAGATGAAAGAGATGCGTGCCTTGATAGCAGAGCAAACTCCAATATTCCCACCAATATTAAAACAAAACGAATACCAAGTTATATTAGATACGTTATGGGCCAACATGGAAACCATTAAACCACCTGCGGGCACTAACCCACTGGACATGTTGAAAAAACAATTGATTGATTTTGTTAATGGACCACAAGCTAGTACGTTTGCAGCTTTTAAAACTGGAGCTGTTTTGGCTGAAGATGGTTATTATTTTTTTATTTATGATTCTTTTTATGAAGAACTTAAACGTGGGGACTGGATCAAAGAAAGATCAAGAACAGCTACAATGATAGGACAATATTTTGGTGGAGAGTTTAGCTGTCAAAAAAGATTTCCGCAGGGCAATAATGAAAAACCATTTCCACCTATAAGAGTTTTAAAACTTCCAAAAGAAGGTTTAGAAAAAGAAGAGATACAAGATGAGTTTATTAAACAAGAAAACAAGGAGACAATAGTATGAGTAAGCCTAAACAACCACCTCAGGTTTGTGTATCAATGCCAACCTATGATTTAATGCAGGTTTCTACCTGCCTATCTTTAATAAAATTAATGGACAAATTTACCCTAGCTAAAATAAGAGCGACGGTTCAAACATTTAAAAGTCCATACGTTGGGTATGGAAGGAATGTATTGACTGCCATGTTTTTAGAAACAGGTATGGATTATCAATTGTTCGTAGATTCAGATATGGAATTTGAACCAGATGTCGTAGGCAGAATGATAATAGCCGATAAAGATGCTATATGTGTACCTTACAGAAAGAAAACTCAAGACAACGCTGTTAGATTTTCTGTGGCCTTTGAAGATATAAACAGCATAGACATTGATGATAAAGGACTAGTTAAATTAAAAGTTGGACCTGCTGGGCTAACTTTAATACATAGAAGAGTGTATGAAAAACTAATGAAAGATTATCCACACTTAAAGATAACGCAAAAAGAAATAATATCTGAGACAGCAAATAATTATTTTTATAATTTTTGGGACACTACGTTTGACAAAAATGGAAAATGGTGGGGTGAAGACACCAACTTTTGTAACATGATTAGAAAATCTGGTTTTGATTTTTATGGTGTGGTTGATGGACAAACCACTCACCATGGCACTTATGGATGGAAGGGTAAATTAATTGATACATTTCAAAAGGCCGATGAAAAAAAGCATTAAAATATATGGACCACCAGGTACAGGTAAAACCTTTAGATTAATTAGACGTGTTAACGCTTATAAAAGAACAGGGACACCTCTACACAAAATAGGATACTTTGCATTTACAAAGAAGGCAGCTGCGGAGGCAAGAAAAAGAATAGGTGCCTCGGATAAAGAAGTACCTTATTTTCAAACTCTTCATGCTTTTTGTTACCATCTTCTTGGACTTAAAGAAGAAGATATCATACAACCTTATCACTACGAAGACTTAGGTAAAAAATTAAATGTTCGAGTATCTTTTGTAGATAAATACAATGAAGAAGAGAGTCACTTTTTAACTTGTAACAACCCATACTTTCAAATGATTCAAAAAGCTATAAACAAAGACATATCAATTGAAGAAGAATTTAATTTAAACGAACACGATAGAAGAGAAGTAAAGTGGGATACACTTAAGCATATATCAATAAACTTAGAAGCCTATAAAAAAAATAATCAGATAATAGATTTTAACGATATGATTAAAAGAGTTGTTGAGTCTGATAAAATACCTAATTTTAAAGCGGTTTTTATAGATGAAGCCCAGGATCTTTCTCCTCTGCAGTGGAAACTATATGATAAATTAAAAGAAAAAGCAGAGCATATTTATTTAGCGGGGGACGATGATCAAGCAATTTTTGCATGGGCAGGGGCTGATGTCAACAGATTTATAAACGAACCTGCACAAGAAAAAACTTTAAGATATTCTCGTAGAGTCTCACAAGCTGTTCAACATCAATCTAATTTTCCTATATCTAAAATAATGGGTTTAAGAAAAACTAAAGAATATTTACCAAGAAAACATTTAGGACATTCTTATTACATATCAGATTTAAATCATGTAGATCTATCTAAAGGCAAATGGTTAGTTTTAACTAGAACCAAAAGTAATTTAATACAAATAATGAAAGATTTAAAAAAGAAAAATTTTTATTATCAAACTAACAAAGGTAAAAGTTATAGAGTAGGTTTATATAAAGCTGCTGAAGCTTATACCAAATGGTGTATGGAGGGCGCGTTAGATGAAAAGGAGATAGCAGAAATAAGAGATTATATACCCAACGGTGATTGGGATGCAAAAGTTCCTTGGTATGATAAATTCTCTGAGGACCAAAAAGAAATATTATATTTAAGAAATTTAATTGCATCGGGTGAAAAGCTTAACGAACCTGCAAGAATATGGTTGTCAACAATTCATGCAGCTAAAGGAGGAGAAGAGGACAATGTAATATTATCCTTGCACCAGGGATCAAAGGTTCAAAAAGGAATTAGTTTAAGTGTTGACAAACAAGATGAAGAGCATAGAGTGTGGTATGTAGGCATCACGAGAGCGAGAAATAATTTATATAAATTAAAAAGTAAGAAAAAAATAAAAGAATATCAACTATGACAGATAAAAATATATTTGATGATGCATTTCCACAAGACAAGCAGGTTGGTGGGAACCACTACCGTAAAATGAACATTCAACCTTATGAATTTATTTCAAAAAATAATCTTAGCTTCTTTCAAGGATGTGTTGTAAAATACGTTTGTCGTTATTTAAACAAGTCAGGTATAGAAGATTTAGAAAAAATTATACACTACTGCCAATTAGAAATAAAAAAAATGAAAGATGGAACTAAGAAAAAATAAAATACTGGAACTACATGCACAATGGTTATGGACTAATGGCTACATAAAACAATCAATTGAATGTTTGAAACAGTCTAAATTTAATAATGCGAGACCAAAAATAGGAAGGTTTAAACAATATGTTACTACCACAAACGGAGTGGGTGCAACCCACAGAATACCCAGATCTTAGATCATACGACGAGATAGCTGTTGACTTAGAAACCAGAGATCCTGACTTAAAATCAAAAGGATCTGGAGCTGTCATAGGTAACGGAGATGTTGTTGGTATAGCTGTAGCCACCTACAATAACAAATGGTATTTTCCAATAGCTCACAAAGAAGGTCCCAACATGAATCGTAAAAAAACTTTAGAGTGGTTTAAAGATATATTAGAGTGTCCAGCTACAAAAATATTTCATAACGCCATGTATGACGTTTCATGGATAAGAAATTTAGGCTTAAAAATCAATGGTTTAATAGTAGATACTATGATTGCATCTTCTTTATTAGATGAGAATAGATTTTCTTATACTCTTAATACATTGTCATGGCATTTTTTAGGTGAAGGTAAAAATGAAAGAGCTTTGAACGAAGCTGCAAAGTCTAGAGGACTTGATGCAAAAGCAGATATGTGGCAACTACCTGCTCAAGAAGTTGGAGCCTATGCAGAAAAAGATGCAGAGCTTACTTTTAAATTATGGCAGCACGTAAAAAAATTAATGATAGAACAAGATGTTCAAGATATTTTTAATCTTGAGACAGATCTTTTCCCTTGCTTAGTTGATATGCGTTTTCTAGGCGTAAGAGTAGATACCCAAGGAGCGCACAGCCTGCGGAAAAAATTAATAGCCCAAGAACAAGTATTACTCCAAGAAGTACAAAAAGAAACAAACATAGATGTTCAAATATGGGCAGCACGTAGCATACAAAAAGTTTTTGACAAATTAAAATTATCTTACGAACGAACAGCGAAATCTGGTGAACCTTCATTTACAAAAAATTTCCTTTCTAATCATGAGCATCCTATAATAAAAAAGATAGCAGAAGCAAGAAGAATAAATAAAGTAAATACCACATTCATAGATACTATTTTAAAACATGAGCACAAAGGTAGAATACACGCTGAAATAAATCAGATTAGATCTGATGATGGTGGAACTGTAACAGGTAGATTTAGTTATGCAAATCCTAACCTACAACAAATACCTGCTAGAGATCCAGATACAGGACCATTGATAAGAAGTTTATTTATACCAGAAGAGGGATGCACGTGGGGTTGTTTTGATTACTCGCAACAGGAGCCAAGGCTTGTAGCACACTATGCATTACGTTATGGCCTGGCGTCAGTAAATACAATAGCTGATTCATATGACAGTGATCCATCAACAGACTTTCACAGAATAGTTGCGGAGATGGCAGAAATACCTAGGTCTCAAGCAAAGGTAATTAATCTTGGTTTGTTTTATGGTATGGGTAAAGCAAAATTACAAGCAGAACTAGGTGTAAGTAAATTTAAAGCAGAAGAATTATTTAATAAATACCACAGCAAAGTTCCGTTTGTTAAGCAATTGATGAATGAAATAATGAAGGCAGCCGCAAACAAAGGTCAAATTAAAACTTTATTAAATAGACGTTGTAGATTTCCTAAATATGAACCTATATTAAGAGGATCTGATTGGGGTAAGTATGTGCCTGCGGAAGATCAAGAACGAATGGAAGACCTACAAAAAATGGGTGCATATCTAAAAAATGATGAAGGTGAATTATTAAAAGACAAAGATGGTAATCCTAAAAAAAATTATTGGCATAACAATCCAACACGTAGGGCCTTTACTTACAAAGCTTTAAATAAATTAATACAAGGATCTGCTGCAGACATGACCAAAAAAGCTATGTTAGATTTATATAAAGCAGGGATTCTTCCGCATATACAGATACATGATGAGCTAGACATATCTATTGAAAATGAAAAACATGCGCAAAAAATAAAAGATATAATGGAAGATGCTGTTGATTTAAAAATACCTAATAAAGTAGACTATGAATCTGGCCCAAACTGGGGATCCATAAAGTGAGAATAGATGACCACATCATAGTTAAAGATAATTTTTTTACAGAAGAAATTTTAAATAAAATACAAAATGAAATGTCTAATTTAAATTTTGCTAATAGAAATACTACAGTTAATAAACAGTCCCAAAACGTATATCAAAAAATATATTTTAATGTTCCTTTGTATAAAGAACATTTTGCTGTCCAGGAGGTTACAAAGAACTTACAAAATTATTCAAGTATACCTATAGACTATTTTGAAAGTAATTACTTTTTAAGCACCAAGCACACAGAACCTACTCCTCATGCAGATACCTGTAAAATAAATTGTATTGTTTACATCAAAGGTAATGAACTTATAAATAGTGGCACAGGGTTTTATGATAAGAAAGAAAAAGAGTATGTTTTAAATCTACATGTAGGTTTCAAAGAAAATAGGGCAATTATTTTTGACTCTAAATTTTTTCACGCATCTCTTCAATTTCATGAAAATGCAGGGTCTAGATATATTATGGCAAATTTTTTTAATTATAAGTAATTTTAATGTTTTTAATAAATACTTATTTAGATAAAATTGGCGACGAAATAACAATAGACTACAGAGACTTTGATGATAGTATGAAAGCATGGCTTACTTAAATGCAAATATACCTGTAGAATATGCACAGATAAGGAGAGAATATTTATATGACCTTAGAAAACATCATGGAGAAGTTGAAGACTGCATTGTCTTTGGCGTTACGTCTATCACTGGGCGTGCTTTATTATTTCATGCTATCATGGAAAACGGTGCAATCTTTTATCGCCTCCCTATTAGCGCGTTTATTCAACGAGGATTTAAACCTGATGACGTCCCAAAAAGAAGACTTGATGAACTTCAGCTCTGGAACTCTTTTAGTTATTATCCTTCTGTTCATTGTTGGGACATTTTAGAATCTCAAGCAGGTAAATACATCGGTAAAGATAAGAAGTGGCATCACGGAAAATATTTATTTACTGTTGACTTTGCACATCCTGAGGCTAATATACTTGACACTGATCATTCAGAGATACCGCACGAGCATAAATGTGCGCACATACTTGCTTTAAATGATGGCAACTATGCAGCTCAACCTAACAACAGACTTATTTGGGATATACCGTCTTTCACGGTTAAAAATACCGTGCCTGATTGGAAGGTTCAAACTAACTATTGGAACGTAGAAGATACAGGGCAGTGGAGAACTGAAGATACCGATAACTTCTTCTATGAGATGGAGGAGAAAAAACATGACTAGTATAAAATGTGAAAATTGCGGAATGGGATTTATTGTTGCTGATTACAACAAAAACATGGAGTGTCCACATTGTGGCCACATACATGGAACCGATTATGTAGAACACACTCATGAGGATGGCGTAGTTCATGCTCACAAAGATGGAAGTGTTCCACATACACACGAGGAGGACAACATGGTAAAAAAAATAATTAAATGGATTTGGAAAGTTATTTGTTGGCCATTTAAAAAAGCACATCAATGGTTAACAGATTCTTTACCAAAATGAATTTAATCGATTTATTAAAGAAAAATATAGTAATGGTTCCGGTGGTTGCATCGTTAATCGTCGGAACCTATACTGGTATTAAATACATAGTTAATCTTACGGATAGTATTAATGGATCTGTACAAGAGATTGTAAATTTACAAAGAGATCTAGAAGTAGCTCAGAAAGAAATAGGTGGTTTAAATACAAGACTAGCATCAGCCGAAGCAACATGGCAGATGGCAGAAAATTTATACAGACAATTAGCAGACCAAGTTAGAGAAAACAGTTATGATATCAAGGATATTAATAGGGATCTTAGTAATTAGTTTATCATCATGTGTTGGTGTTACAGTGACAGAGGCACGAAATGAGTATCTCAATGATGGTACTAATACTTGCAGTACTGGCGACCTTAGCTTATCAATCGAACAAAGAGACTCGGAGTCTAGGTATCGACATTATAATCCTGACAATAATTATAGCAGCCCTAGTGATGATCAAAGTTTAAGACTCACCTGGAGAAAATATTTAGGTTCAGCCTGCACTAATGAATTTAAAGAAGTACAACAAGAAAATATGGAGCTTAAACAACAGCTCGAGTTGATGAAAATGTGTGGAAAAGTCAACAGAAATCCTACATTACAACGTAATCCCAACTTCGCATTGCTAGTCTCAAAGTGTTCTGGTATAATTATCAATGATGAAAAGCAAGCAAGACCTGATGGAAGTTATTGGGACAAGCTTACGAACTCATACAAAAAAGAACATAAGGATAAAAAGTTTATGGATACAAAAAATATTTACGGGCCTAGGGAAGAATGAGTAATAAACCACTCACTATATCGGACGAGGCCAAAGTGCAGATGCCTATGAAGACGGTTGCCAGTTTGATCGCGCTCGT